CTGTCCCCCAAACGTAATCGTCACCGTACCGGCAGTGCGCCCGGTGATGGTGTAGGTCAGTTGGTATTTCGTGGCGTTCGCAATCGTAGCGGAATGCACCAGCGTCGCAGTGCCACCGCTCCCGGTATGGGTAAACGTATCGTCGGGCGACTCCGTCCAGCCCGCCCCCACCGTCCAGCCCGCTGAAGTCAGCAGTTCCGCGCCGTAGGTCGGTTCATCGCTGCCGGAAACGGTGAGCGAGGAGCCAGTTAATGCGCCGGTGTAACTGCTGAGTTTGCTGCTGATGTACGTCCAGATTCGGCTGACCAGCGATTTCTTGTTCGCTGTGGCGCTGAGATCGTAGACCGGAAGCTCATCGCCATCGGCTAAATCCGCGCCGATTTCCGCCGCGCCGGTGATGCTGTGTGCGAGTGCGGTAGCCGCGTGATCGAACGCCCAGTTGCTGCTGATTGGGGCATCGGTTGCTCCGTTAACGGGCGTATCGTCAACGTCCGCTGCTGTCAAGGCCGTTTCGGCTACAGGTTGCCACAGGGGTTCAAACAGACTCATGGGAAAATCTCCAAGACTTTAGCGCCCCGAACTGGCTCATTGCCCGATCTCCACGACACCAGCCGCGACCGCAGCGGTAAAGCGCAACGCATAAACTGGCCCAGCTAATACATAAATAGTCTTAACAGCCACAGTCCCGCCGGGCCACTCAGTCCAAGACCCATCTTTTACCAGTTGATACTCTACAAGAAGCGTACCACCCGCGCCCGGAATAGCTGAAACAGTCAGCGGATACCCAATCGTATCAGGGTTTAGCGAGTCAGTACCGCCGCTTGTATACGCTACCGGCGAAGCGGCTACTGTTACTGTAATTAGTCTCAACTTAATTCTCCATCATCTTCATCTAATACTTTATATTCGAGACCACGATAATGGTACTCATCGCATAACGCAGCAAATTCCGGCCTGTCAATGTTGCAATAGAAAATATCCGGGTCATCATCTCGGAAGTTAATACATTTCGCACATTGCAAAATAGAAGCAGCAATACTCTTGGGAAGGGTGCCTTTCATTACGTTGCACTTGTATTTGCTGTAGATGGTGCTGATTTAGCTGGTTCAAAAACAAATCCCCTGGGTAACTCCATTACCCTTACTTGCCGGCGAAGACTCGTTCGTAAGTTATTTTGAGCTTCTGCTAAACCTTGATACCACTGCGCACTATAAACTTGGGCCTTCATTGAGCTAAAGGTATCTACATCAAACAACGAATACAGTCGCACTAAAGTACCTGATACTAATAACTCATGATACATCGTTGGAATAGTAGGAGGTACTGCTGTAGTTATACTTTCTGGAACTATATATCCCTCTATACTTGCAGTTCCACTTGAACTTGGATATGGCACAAGTCGCACCTTATTCGGGTGCATATCTACAACTACAAACTTTGGTGTACCGGTTACAGAACGCCAATTAGAAAACCTACCAGAATTCTCTGTTGGGAGGGTAAAATACCCAAAATCTAATTCACTAATTGTAACCAAACGAAGTTGTAAACCATTAACTATAACGGCTTTTAATAAGCATAAATTACTTGGTAATTCAAGCCACGGATAATCATAGATTATATCGGCTGAGGAAACATCATATAGAACTAGAGTATTTCTAGCAAACTCAACTTGAGTAAATGAAGCTTGTTCTAAAATAGTTTCGTCTGAGACAAGAGTTGGAAGAACATAATCATCAAGACGAATTCTAACTGCTGCAATTAACTCTGCCGTGTTCATAAAAGTGCCTCGGCACTACCCTTTGAATCAGTATACTCATAATTAAATGCACGGCGCATTGGAACTAAATTTACCGCTAAATTAGCTTGCATCCGCTGTGTCTTTTTATTATCGGGCCATTCTATTGCAGCTACTTTTAAGGCTTCCCAAATAACCAAATTGTGGTACTTTGCGTCCCAAATAGGTGAATCACTTACTATAGCAAACCCAGCCGGCTTATACCATACATCCCCATAAACTCTCCAAACTGCAGTTGGAACAGGCTCTACTCGGTATTTACCGCTAGGCAACCTTATAAAAAACAACGGATTACCAGTCTGCTGTAAATTGATCTGTTCTTCAGATACCCATTCTTCATAATCCATAAGATACATTGGGTATCGTGCAGTCTCCCCATCTTTAATACAATAAACCGAATCTTTACTAATTTCCCTAACATTAGTTAATGTATATTCAGCAGTTCCATCCGAAGTTGTAAGAATCAAACCTCGATTGTGAAAGAATTTCCACTGCTCAAATTCTATTTGTATGCGTAAGTAAGCATCTGAAAGCCACTCAAAAATGGTTTGAGTTGATATTACATAAGGCTCTACATCATCGCCCATTGCAATTCGCAACTTTGTAACCATTTCACCGGCGTTCATTAAACTATTTGATCCTTAATAGAATCATACCATGCCTGGCCTTTTGGATTCTTATCCCGATAATGATGAGGGTAGCGAAGCACGTTGTAGGCATTTGATGTTTCAAATGTGCTGCCATCGGCTGCTTTGCGGTATCCAAACTGCCACGTTTCTTTTTTAGCCTGAGCAATTATTTGAAGAACAAACCTTGGGACCACTTGCCATTCACCGCGCAGCAAGTAATAACTTTTCCCATTAACCGACACACTCACCAATCGAGTAGTATCATTTTTATCGTGGCTGGGAAGAACCATTACCTCAACAGGTTCAGCCATGAAAGCCAGGTCACGAGCATAAGAAGCAACAGCATCGTTTTCAACAACAAGAATAGGAGACTCAAAAGAATCTTCTTCTGGTTGCTCGTATGAGATCACCTTAATGGGGTCTTTGGGCTCTGACTTTGTAGTTTGAATTGCCATCTTTATTACCTTTAGGGGGAATTGTATTTATAAAACTAAACGGTTATTTTGTATTGTCGTTAAAGTGTGTGCCAGCCGGCTTATACCGGCAATGAGCTGTAACTCTGGCACACATAATTATTAACCCCTGTTAACCCCAAGCGAACCAAACAGTATCATCATTATCGGTTTCCAACGTCTTAGTGGCTACCGTAACAGTAAACCCAAGACCATCAGAAGTCAACGCAATACCAGCCGCCTCATAAGTACGAGTACCATTAGCAACAGTCACCAAACTCTTCGCGTTTGAACCAGCGTCCAAACCATAAGTAGTCGTACCAGTAACCGGAGCCGGATCAACGTAATGAATCGCTTCGATCTTATCAGTTAGGTTAATAACCTGAATCTTGATAGGCTTAAAGCCTAGCTTAATAGTGAAATCCGCCGCAGTCCGCACACCAGTCCTAATACCGTAAGCAAACTTAGGCGCTTCCTGAATAGGATCAAACTTTTTCAGATAACTAGCATTAGCCATTTTAACTCACCTTATCCATTAAGCAATAACTTAGTGTATTCAAGCCAAATGCTATAAATATACACTGCGTCACCATCATTAGTTCCGCCGAGCGTCAGCACAACCGACAACCCGCCCTTAGTAAATTCAGCAGGCACTCCGCACTTAAACGTTAGTTCCGAGCCCGCTGCAACAATAGCAGTAGCCGCCGTTAGCTGAATATCCGAATTAGCAACATTAGCAACTCCCGTCGGATAAACTTCACAATCCAACGTAAGCGCGTCATTATTGGCTGCCTTCCCTACCAGCACATGAACTTCTACTGGATAAGCAGGGTCCATGTCAATAGGAAGTGCAGTAGTAAAACCTAGTGCAAGGCCACTAGCAGGGTTTGTATTAACAGGGATATTGATAACAATTTCTTTGTTAGCAATCTGCGAATAACCAGTTACCGCATTGGCCTGCTTTAGCAGCGCAGTACCATCTTCACAGGTAACAGCACCCAGCGGAATTGGAACAGAACCCTTTGAGGACAAAAGCGTTTTGAGGGCATCGGCACCAGGGGCACTAATAAAGCGTGCAACTTCGTTAAGTACACCGCTCATACACATCTCCTAAAAAGGCGGGGCACAGTGTTTATTCTGTACCCCGCAACCCCTACCACTATTAAGCCTCGGTGCCAACCCAGGCGACACAGAGCCAATCGTCATTGAGAATCGCTTGTGCTTGCCAGGTCATTGCACTAACATAACCCCGCTGGCCCAACGGATCCATCTTGGACTTCTCCGAAGGGGGAAAATGGTTAGCGTCGATGGAATTAAACCCACGCAGCGGAACCTGACCAAAAGCATCACCACCACTATTACCACGGCCCATAATAATAAGCGGGTAAACGTCGATATTAGTGCCGCCATTAGATTTCGGAGTAAACCCGGCAACAGCCGCACCGACCAACGCACCTGCACCTGGACGATACGTCAGAATCGGATTAACGATAATCCGGAAACGGCCAATCGCGCCAATCTCATACTCAGGGTCAAGCAGACCAACCTGCCCATAATCCTGCACCTTGGTAAAGCCAGGAATATTTTCGAAGGTCTTTTCCATATCAGTATGGCAATAGACCGGCCAAGACGCATTAACCGACTGCATACCAAACATCGGACCAGACTTCAACACCTTGTTGATGGTCGTAGCGTGCTTGCCCAACAGCGCCCGCGAAATGTTCTGGAACATCGCCTTAGTAGGCGGACCGTTCACAGTCTCAACCGTAGTACCGGTGCCGCCAAAGAAATCATTGGTGCAGGACTTCAATTCTCCATACACCATCATTTCACGACACAGCGCGATACGAGTCGCAGCCTGCTCTTCCATCTCCCGAGGAATCGTTTGACCCTCTTCGTGCAAATACCGCAGGCGATTAGAATAGCTGTACAAACAGCCAATTTCCTGCAGCGTAGTAGAGAACGTAGTCCACGAAATCGAGTCCGGCGTAG